ATTGACGGATAAATAACAAATATTTAAGATATGTACGTAGTTTATTTAAGTATTTGTTTTTTTAATGGATTTGCAAGTAAAAGTTAACGAATAAACTACAAGTTGAATATTAACAATTTAATCATTGTTTAATTATATTATTCAGAGTAGTTTTGGTTTCAATTAGTGTTTTTAACCTAAATTATATCAGTTGAACTGAGGCTACTTTGATAATACTTGGCATTGACCCCGGCACAATTATTGCAGGTTTCTGCATTATGAACGTGCTTGATAAAAAGATAAGCATTTTTGATTACGGAATAATCAAATTCAATCGCAAAATGATGCTTCAGTCACGCATCTTTCAGTTTTACAACGACATTAATGAACTAATAGTAAAACATAATGTTGAATGTATCTCTCTTGAAACCCCATATCTAGGTGAAAACGCCCAATCTTTCTTAAAACTTGGTTACCTCAGAGGTATCATATATCTTATCTGCGAACAAAAAAAAATAATCTTACGTGAGTTTGCACCTACAGCAATTAAATTACAAGTTGCTGGTAGTGGAAGAGCTACAAAAGAAGAAGTTCAAGTTATGATAAAAAAACTATTTCCAAAAATAGGAAACTTTGAGACACTAGACGCAAGCGATGCGGTAGCTATTGCATTATGTGGAGCTATGGAAATCAAAAGGTAAAAAATGTCTGAAACTGTTGGTAAAATATCAAGTGATCTTTTAAGTAAAAAATCTGAAATTTATAACCCAATTGAGATTCAAAGGGAAGTACATAAACAGTTTGAAGCTGAGTTTTTTAAATGTAAGAACGAAGCGGATAAGATATACGATGGAGATTATTATATAGTGGTCTTAACTAAGAAAGAAAAATTGTTAGAAAACGTATTGCGTAATTTTTTCTTTTCTAGAAGTTCATGCCCTACGCCTGAATATGATCAAGCCGTATATAAAATTCATAAAAAAATAGAAAAAATACAATTTATTTGGGTATTGCCTTCAAAAGATACTTGCCAGTTATTTATTGAGAATGCGGATATAATAGCGCCTGAAGAGCGATTATTATTAAAGTTTATCTTACTAGATTGGTCTGGAGATCTTTTAAGATATGCTAAAGAATTAAATAATGAACAAGATAATTCAGCCTTTTTAATGGAGTAATGTTATGAACGGGTTACCATTTGCATCACAAAGTCAAATAGAAGAAATGAACAGAGAAGCAAATAAAAAAATGTTATTAGAAGTAGAAGAAAGTATCGAACAAGAACAAGAACAAGAGCAAGAACAAGTTGTTGAAACAGAAGTACAGTCTGAAGAAGTTTCAGCAGTACAAGAATTAAAGCTTATTAAAGAAGAGAATTTTAAGCTATTAAGACAATCAAAAGACAAATTACAACGCGAGCTAGAAGAAGCTAGAGCTTTGTTAGCTCAAAGGTCAGCACCTAAAGAAGAAGAGCAAGAAGAAAGTTTTGACTATAATCTTAATCCTGATGACCTTGCAGAAGGTAAGCATTTTTTAAGTCTTAAAAAAGAACTAAATTCTCTTAAAAAAGCACGTGAAGAAGATGCAAAAAGATCAATGGTTGCAACTGCTGAGATGCGAATTAAAGCAGACTTCCCAGATTTTGACAAAGTAGCTTCTTATGAAAACCAAAAGAAATTAAGAGAACTTGACTCAGACATAGCCGATTCTATTCTAGCAACCGGAGACATGTATAAAGCTCACGCCATGGCATATAAAATGATAAAACTATTAAATATTCATCGAGATACAACTTACGATCAAAGCAAAGAGATTGCTCAAAAGAACTCATTAAAACCTAAATCGCTTAATAGCCTTGCACCTCAAAAATCAGACTCACCATTGAGCCACGCTAACGCTTTTGCTAACGGGCTTACATCTGAATTAAGTAAACAACTTATTGCAGAGATGAACGAAGCTAGACGTAATTTATAATTTATAAAATACCCGTAGTTTATTTGTTGACTACGGGTTTCACTTTGTTATTCTATAGCCAGCCGTATTTAGAATTCGCTACTCTTACTTATCAAAATTGGCCGTATAGATTCTCGCCAAATCAATTGACCGTATAAGAACTCGTCATCTTAAATATATTGTTTTTTAATATAAATTTAAGGAAATACCATGGCTATAACGACTACATCGATATTAGCAGCTCCGGTACAACAAAGTTTTAGTTACAAACTTTTATCGGTACCTGTCCCAAATATGATTCATAACATTGCAGCAATGAAAAAGAACATGCCAAGAAATGGCGGTACAACATTACGTATGCGACGTTATAATCCATTACAAACTGCATTAGTTCCTCTTGGAAATAGTGGTTTAACGCCACCGCCTCAAAATCTTACTGCTGTCGACATCGATGCTAAGATTTCATTTTATGGCACATTTGTGGTACTTAACGAACAAGTAACATTACAGGGGCAAGATCCCGTTTTAAACGAATGCGCAGCTCGTTTAGGCGTCTCGCTTCGTCAAACAGAAGACACTTTAACAAGAGATATGTTAGCGTCTACTGCTAGTTTTATAAACTGTGTTGGTGGTGTAAACGGTAAAAATATTGCTGTTTGAAAATCTTTTCTGATTGACTTGGAAACCCTAACAACTGAGGTTGTGGGTGACAGGGCGCAAGCGTAATTGCAGCGTGATCGACTGAGTGAAAAGAGGCTCGAAAGAGTCAAGCGACAGTCAGAACTACATGGTAACATGTAGAGGGAAATCCGAAGAGTTTTCCCCGCTTATTGATTGATTACCTTTAAGGTTATTACAATAAGTCAATAAAGTAACAGAATGGATATGCCGACAGAATTAACACTAGGTGATGTTTCAGAAGTAACAAGAGTTTTATTAGGAAATAATGCTTACACTATTTCTGATAATATCGATGGTGAAGATAAATTTGGAACAGCGCCAGTTCGTGATGCATACTTTGCTTTATGTCATACAAATATGACAAAAGAGTTAGAAACAGTTACTAACTTTACTTCTAAAAGTAATTATCCATCTCCTATGAACGCTTTACGTTCAGAATGGGGTTGTGTTAATAACTTAAGATTCTTAGTGTCTAGTATTGGTTCTATTAGTCCAAATGCATCTGTTAACGGCAGCGATGTTTATAATATTTTCTGTGTTGGTATGGAAGCTTATGCAACTGTACAGCAAGACGGATATTCAGCGTCATTTATATATAGACCACCTATATACGATGGCCCATTGGCATTGAACGCTTCTGTAGGGTATAAATTTGCTACTTGCCCAAGAATCACAAATGATCTTTGGATAATCAATTTAAGAGCTACATTAGCATAAAAGGGGATTTTCATGGACGGAACAATTATAGTACGTGGTAATTTTACTTCCACTGGCGTAAATAAAACGATTGTTTTCAGACCCGGTGTAAACTGGATTACTGTTTATAATATGATAGCTAATGATGGCGTAGGCGCTCCATTACAGTTTTATTTTCAAACAGGTATGACAAACGGTATCGCAATTGATGGGGTTGGTGCTACCACTGCTCCTGCTGGTATGTTTACAGTAATTGATTACTCTAACCCTGCTAACTTTGCATCTATTCAGTATTCAACTACAGTTCAAACATCAGCTGTTCTACCATTAGTTACGTCGGCTGCAACTCTTGCGGCTGCTGCTGTAAAAGTTGGTGATGTTGTTAGAATTACAGGTAGAAACACAGCTGGTGTGCTAGGTGTGCCTGTATTTGGTAACTATGGCGTAGATATGATAGTAAGCATTGTTGGAGCTCCTAACGCTGCTAATGTTTACACATTATTAGGTGCTGAAAATCAATTAGCTACTGCTTCTGGTGTTGCTGGTACTGATGGAGCATTACAACGTATTGATATTAGCTCAGTATTTTATCCAGCTAATAGAATCGTTACTAACATAAGCCAAGTTGCTGGTGTAATCACTGTTGCTACTTCTGTACCACACGGTATGACAGTAGGACAATCAGTAAGGTTTAAAATCCCTACTGTTTGTGGTGCAACAATTAGCGCATTGTTAGACGCAAGAGCTTCTAATAATTACGTTTCAGCAGTAGTAACAAGCGTGATAGCTAACGCAGCTCCATTGGCTGCTTTTGGTTCATTATCCTTTACTATTGACATTGTAGGTAGTGGTGAAGCGTTTACCTATCCTACTTCTGCACAAGTTGGTGCTGGTTCACAATTACCAGAAATGATACCTTTTGGACAAGATACAGCTTACTCAGTATCACAAAATGCTAACATTTTAGCTGATGCTA